TGTCATGGCTGCGCCAGATAGATGCATTGAGGCGGAGGATACTCTTGGCCCCTATGAGACTGAAGGTCAGTGTGTTATGCGGGTACATGAAATGGTAGCACAGATGCGTATGGCATTCCCTGTGCCGCATACGTATCAGTATAAGTGCGTAGAGCAGTCTATCAAACAAAAAGGTATTTCCCTGTGAGTATTCCAGAGAGAGTCAAGAACAAGATGAAGGAAGAGGGTCTCAAGGGCGTGAACAAGCCTAAGAGGACACCCAAGCATCCAACGAAGTCTCACTGTGTGATGGCATCGGAAGGTGGTAAATACAAGTTTATACGCTTTGGACAGCAAGGTGTATCAGGTGCTGGTAAGTCTCCTAAGACTGCCAAGGACAAAGCACGTAAGAAGTCGTATTATGCAAGGCATGATGCGCAAGGCAAACCGACCACGAAGCTGTCTGCAAAATACTGGTCACATAAAGTTAAATGGTAAAGGAATAAACACATGGCTGGCCCAGCAGTATTTTTTGTACCCCTAGCGATTGCAGGTGGTAAAGTATTTTTCAAGTTTGCCACCAAAAAGGCGGCACAGGCATTCAAAGGACGATTTGCCAAGGCAGGTAATGTTACTACCCGTACCCCGCCTAAGAATGCAACCGTGACAACTACGGGTTCCTCAAAGGGTAGGTCTATTGTACAAGATTTGACTAAGCCGGTAACACAGCCTAGAGTCAGCCCACGTAATCCAAATACGAGTACTCTGCCAAAGCCGCCTAAGAGCAGCGGTGGTGGTAAGGCTGCAGGTGCCGCAGCAGCGGGAGCAGGTGTAGCTGCTGGCTCTACTGCCACAGGCAAAGATGCAGACAAGCCGAAGAAGAGCAAGCCCTCTAAGACGTCTGACCAAGCCCGTGATGAAGCACGGGTATCTGCAAGGCAACGTAGATTGGCAGCTAAGTCAGCAGCACAGGGTGGTGGGTCTGTACTGTCCAATAAGAAAAAGAAGACGACAACCAGTAAGCCTACAGCCGAAGGTGCTTCTGCAAAACGTATGCCAAATAAACCGGCTCGTCCCACACCTCCTCCTGCACGTCCTAAGAAGAATAACAAAACGACAAAACCTACGCCAAAGCCTAAGATGTACACCGCTATTAACACCAGCACAGGTAAGCCAGACTTTGACGCACCGAAGGTAACTGCAGCACAGCGGCTGAAACAAGAAGATACATATAAGGCTAGAAAGAAGGCGCGGGATACTCTCACTTCTGCTGCTAAAGCCTCTCTAAAGAAAAAAGGAAACAACTAATGGGATTTCTTGATTTTATAACAGGTAAAAAAATTACCACGTTTAAACAGGCCCAAGAAGAAGCAATGCGTATTGGGCGTGAGAACGATTTGACTGATGAGCAGACTGCGATTACGTTAAAACGTATCCTTAGAAAAAATAAAATTTCTACGCCTGAAAATACACAGAAGAAAGCTCGTGGTGGCATGGCAAAGAAAGCACAGATGATGCGTGGCGGTATGGCTAACGGTAAGCAACATATGTATGCTGCTGGTGGCAGTGTAACGGAGAACCCCGGCCTCAAAGCATTGAAAGCTAGTGGGCCAAAGGGTATGAAAGCCTACAACAAGATCATGGGCAAGTAATGCCTAACAGTCCCGGCTACAAGCGTAACTATAAAAAAGAGTACGCAAACTACCATGGTAAGCCTACGCAGGTGAAACGGCGTAATGCACGTAATGCTGCACGTAACAAGCTGAAGAAGGCTGGCGTGTCTGTGGCGGGTAAAGATGTAGCGCATCGTAACGGCAATCCCCGTGACAATCGCCGTGCTAACCTTACGGTGAAGCCAGCATCTAAGAATAGGTCTTATGCTCGTACACGAACAGCAGGTAAACGAAACCCCCGTGCATAAGATTGAACAGGACATTCGTAACTGGTCAAACAACTTTCTTGAAGTACCTAATGAGAAACTAAATGGCCTACCTCCCTGCCCTTATGCAAAACAAGCGTGGGCAGATAACAAGGTAACATTTAGTATCAACACAGGACTAGACGGGCTGGTAGAGTCTGTACGTGACTTTGACACACACGACTATGACATTGTAGTGTGGGCCAGCGAAATGTTACCGGACATGGAATACCTAGACGGTTTCTGTGACGGTATGAACGAGATGTTATCTGTATTGGGTAAAGACATGCACCTGATGCAGTTTCATCCAGAGTACAGTGCAGAAGAAGCTGGGCTAGACTTTTTACTACAAGAGGGGGTCAGTGACCCTGACTTAGAATACTGCATGGTATTTGTGCAGAGGCTCTCAGTGTTGGACGATGCCGCATTGAGTTTAGAAAAGAGTGGATACTACTTGAAGTTTCCGGTAGAGACATTCCACTCTCTTGTTATTGACAGACGGAGATTACGAAATGGTAATGAAGAAAAAGATGCGGGGCGGCGGCATGATGAAGACAGCAGCTAAAAAGAAAATGATGCGCGGCGGTGCCGTAGCCAAGAAGAAGATGATGCGTGGCGGCATGGCGGCTAAGAAGAAGAAGTAATGCCCGTACTACAATCAGGCTCAAAGTTTCGTACAGAGGTAGTTGCGTTAGGTAATACTAACAAGACTAATGTGTACACCGTACCTGCAAACTTCTCTTCACACTTGGAGAATTTGTTTGTAAGTAATAATCACACAGGTAACGTGACTTTGAGCCTACACTTTTTTCATGCAGATGATAATACAGAGTATGACTTGTTGACTGCTCACAATATTGCGGGTGGGTCATACGAGTCTATATTTACTGTAGACAGACCCCTGTATCTTCATGCAGGTGACATTATCAAATGCACAGCAGGTACAGCTAGTAAGCTAGTTGTTACTACTGCCTGTGAAGAATTTTTTGACCCAGCGAGATAGGAGACAGGAGATGCCCCGTGTCACTAAAAAGCCAGCCGCTAAAAAAACCAAAGCCACACAAACTGCAGCGAAAAAGAAACCGACTAGAACGGTTAGCCTTTCGCAAGGCGGTGCGCCTAAGAGCAAATCAAGAGTTAATGAAGCTGGCAACTATACTAAGCCCGGAATGAGAAAGCAACAGTTTAATCGTATCAAGGCTGGGGGCAAAGGTGGCGCACCCGGTCAGTGGTCAGCACGTAAGGCGCAGATGCTTGCGTCAGCCTATAAAAAAGCAGGAGGCGGTTACAAATGACATGGAACACGTATTTCTGCTTCTTGTCTATTTAGGCACAGGAGAGTTTCGCAACTTAGTCAGTGGCGACATGTACTTTCGTAGTATTAACGAGTGCAATTATTTTGCAGAAAAGTCAGCAAAGAGGTATGGTAATTATCAGTATAGCGCATACTTAGACCCAAAAGACAGAGTAACAGCTTATTGTGTACCTAAATACGTTAACCCCGACAACGTAAGGATATATTAAGATGGACCCCATCAGCGCAATGGCGACTGCTTCGGCAGCGTTTGGTGCAATCAAAAAAGGTTTTGCAGTAGGCCGTGACATAGAACAGATGGCAGGAGACTTATCCAGATGGATGGGTGCCATGTCTGACTTGGAACAGGCTGAGAAAGAGGCAAAGAACCCGCCTATATTTAAGAAGCTGTTTGCTGGACAATCTGTAGAGCAAGAAGCTATAGCTGCATTTGCCAACAAAGAAAAGGCAAAGCAACAAAGATACGAACTACAGCAGTGGATAAGCCTGACTATGGGTAAGTCTAAGTGGGATTCACTGGTGGCAATGGAAGGCCAGATACGTAAGCAGCGTAAAGAAACACTTTACAAGCAGCGTGAACGTAGGCAGAAGTTCGTAGAGATTGTAGCGTGGATACTGGTGGTCACTGCAGGTGCAGCAGCTTTGTATGCTTTTGTAGTCTTTATGAAGGGTACAGTCGCTAAAGCAGCAGACCCAGAGTATGTAACGTGCAGGTTGAAGGGTTGCACTACGGTAGATAAGCAACGTGTGTGTGTCTACCACGGTGTGAACAATACGGTGGACACATTGTTTTTTCGTATGGACGAATGGTTCCCCCGTGAATTTCAGTGTAAGTATGACCCTAACGAGACCAAGCCACCAAGCATCCAAGAAACTTTTAAACAGATTAGAAAGTCACAGAAAAACTAATGGCAATTGCAAAGTCACAACAGAGCCTGAAAAACTGGACAAAACAGAAGTGGCGCACAAAGTCAGGTAAGCCGTCTGCCAAGACAGGTGAAAGGTATTTGCCTGAAAAAGCAATAAAGTCCTTGACAAGTGCAGAGTATGCTGCTACAACTAAGGCTAAGAGAGAAGGATCACGTAAGGGGAAGCAATTTGTACGCCAGCCTAAATCTATTGCAAAAAAGACTGCAAGATTTCGCAGAGGCGGGTAAAGACCCACGCACGTTTCGTTTGGCTGATATGGAGCCAGATATAGAGACCCGTGTATTCTTAATCAAGAAAAAGCTACAGGAACTAAAAGATGTTAAATTTGTTGATAGGGCCAGTTGCTGAACTGGCAGGGACGTGGTTAAATGGAAAAGTTGAAAAGACTAAAGCAGAAACTGGTGCAAAAGTTGCACGGGCTAAAGCTGAAGCTACAATCATGGAAAAGAAAGCTACTGGCGAACTTGACTGGGATTTGGAAATGGCTAAAGGAAGTAAGTCTTCGTGGAAAGATGAGTGGCTTACTATTCTGTTCAGTATACCTCTCATTCTTGCGTTCATTCCGGGTATGGAAGAAGTAGTGGCAAATGGATTTGCCCAACTCCAAGCAATGCCTTCATGGTATCAGTATAGCCTTGGTGTTATCGTTGCTGCCAGCTTTGGTGTTCGCAGTGCTACTAGGTTATTTGGAAAAGGGTAGTCCTATTGCAGATGTGGAGTATGCACGACAGAACAACAGAAAAACAGGCGAGGATTAATCGTGGCAGAAGTAACAATGGAAAGACTACTCAAGTGGAAGATACTGCCCCGCTTGATGATGATTATGATGTCAATATCCGCTTGGCGGGTAGTGGAGTGGTTTATGACATTGCCAGACCCTACCAACGCACAGGCGGGTCTAGTGAGTGTAGTCACGGGGGCCATGACAGGTGCATTTGCGGTGTGGATGGGGCATGAGAAATGAAATATAATTCTGAGAACTTTGTAAACAAACTTATAGCACACGAAGGTTTGCGCCTTCAAGTGTACAAAGATACGCTTGGTATTGATACGATTGGTATCGGACGCAACCTAGAGGACCGTGGTATCACAAAAGAAGAACTGGACTGGATGGACATTCCTACTATGGATGCCGTCTACGAGTACGGTATTACTGAAGCTGATGCTATGTACCTCGCAAAGAATGACGTACAGATAGTCGAAGAGGAACTTGTTCGTGCGCACCCTTGCGTGGAGGAGTTAGACGCTGTACGTCAACTTGTACTGATGGATATGGCATTTAATATGGGCGTACCTCGCTTGCGAAAATTTCAAAAAATGTGGAATGCTATTCACGAAGGAAAGTTTGACATAGCGGCAAAAGAAATGCTTGACAGCAGGTGGGCAGTTCAGGTAAAATCACGTAGTACAAAATTAGCCCACGCAATGCATCATGGTGAGTTTTAATGGCTAGACAGTTAACGGACAAACAACAGAAGTTTCTTGCCGTGCTTTTTGATGAAGCTGGTGGCGATATGGTTGCGGCTAAAAAGATGGCAGGATATGCTGACACTTCTGGTACTGCTGAGATTGTTAAGGGTCTCAAAGAAGAAATACTTGAGGCGACTCAAATGTACATGGCACGTAATGCGCCGAAGGCGGCGATAGCAATGACACACGCTTTGTACGACCCAACTGAACTAGGCATTCGTGATAAGATGTCCGCTGCCAAAGAACTGCTTGACCGTGTAGGTCTGGTAAAGACAGAGAAGATGCAGGTAGAAGCAAGCGGCGGCGTTATGCTTATGCCGCCTAAAGCTGCTGTGGAAGACGATGACTAGAAGCGTAGGCAAGTGGAAGCTACCACAGCCAACAGACATCAAAGAAGAAAACGTATGGGTGCAGATACCTCGCATTGCAAGGACTGTACCTTTTGGTTACAAACAGAGTGAAGAAGACCCTGACATTCTTGACCCTATTCCAGTTGAACTGGACCTGTTAGAGAAAGCACGTAAGTACGTCAATCAATATTCTTACCGTGAGGTAGCAAATTGGCTGACAACAAATAGCGGCAGATATATCTCACACGTAGGATTGAGGAAACGGTTAGCGAATGAACGACAGCGTAAGGACAAAGCTAAAAGCCTCCGCAAGTGGGCAGAATATGCGGAAACGGCAATCGCCAAAGCGAAGGCAATCGAAGAAGCAAGAACAGGCGCAAAAGCCAACGGTTGAGATTGAAGAAGTTTCACATGAAACTAGCAGCATTGAAGAACATGCTAATGTGTTGTTCAAGCCCAATCCCGGTCCACAGACAGAGTTTTTGGCTGCTAGTGAACGTGAAGTTTTATATGGAGGTAGTGCCGGTGGCGGCAAAAGCTACGCCATGTTGGCAGACCCCTTGCGATATATGGGTCATTCACAGTTCAGTGGACTGCTGCTGCGACACACAACAGAAGAACTGCGAGAACTGATATTTAAATCGCAGGAGTTGTACCCAAAAATCTGGCCGGGTATCAAGTGGTCAGAACGTAAGATGCAGTGGACTGCGCCATCTGGCGCGAGATTGTGGATGTCATATCTGGATAAAGATGATGATGTCTTGCGTTATCAGGGTCTGGCATTTAGCTGGATAGGCTTTGACGAACTGACACAATGGGCCACACCATATGCATGGAATTACATGCGAAGTCGTCTACGGTCCACTGCACCTGACTTGCCTATCTTTATGAGGGCTACGACTAACCCCGGAGGACGGGGACACCAGTGGGTCAAGAAAATGTTTATTGACCCCGCACCATATAACAGGACATTTGATGCAACCGACATTGAGACAGGAGAAGTACTCAAGTACCCAGCAGGACATAGCAAGGCTGGAAAGCCTCTATTTAAAAGACGGTTCATCCCAGCAAGACTTTCTGATAACCCGTACCTATCTGCAGCAGGAGACTATGAAGCCATGCTTCTCTCGCTTCCAGAGCAGCAGCGTAGGCAGCTTCTTGAAGGCGATTGGGACATCAAAGAAGGCGCAGCGTTTACTGAGTTTAATAGGGATGTTCACGTTGTGGAGCCTTATCGTATCCCTAGCAACTGGGTCAAGTTTCGTGCATGTGACTATGGTTACGGCAGTTATTCTGGTGTTATTTGGTTTGCCGTTGCGCCTGATGAGCAACTGGTTGTGTATAGAGAATTATACGTCAGTAAGGTTTTGGCCACAGACTTGGCTGATATGATATTGGATTTGGAAGCTGAAGATGGCAACATTAAGTATGGTGTTTTGGATAGCAGTCTTTGGCACAAGCGTGGCGATACTGGTCCTTCTCTTGCGGAGCAAATGATTAGTAAAGGCTGTCGTTGGAGACCATCAGACCGTAGCAGAGGCAGTCGTGTAGCTGGTAAAAACGAAATACACCGTCGCCTACAAATAGACGAATTTACAGAGGAACCAAGACTTGTATTCTTTAATAGCTGTACAAATGTCATATCACAAATACCGTCCATCCCCTTGGACAAGAAAAATCCAGAAGACGTTGACACAAAGTCTGAAGACCATTTGTATGACGCACTCCGGTACGGTATTATGTCCCGACCCCGGTTCTCTATTTTTGATTACGACCCGCACGGGCGACCATCGACAGGTATGCCGGTAGCTGACTCCACGTTTGGATACTAAAGGAAAAACACATGGCAGACGATGAAATTATGATCGAAGATGACGCAATTGCGTTAGAAGACACAGATGATACTGCTGTAGAAGACGCTGACGTATCTAAGATTATTCCATTTATTATGGAACGCTTTCAACGGTCAGAAGATTACCGATATCAAGATGAAGAACGCTGGCTTCGTGCATATCGTAACTACCGTGGACTGTACGGTCCTGATGTTCAATTCACTGAAGCAGAAAAGTCTCGTGTCTTTATCAAGGTAACAAAGACTAAGACACTAGCAGCATACGGGCAGATTGTTGATGTGCTGTTTGCTAATCACAGATTTCCCCTTTCTATTGAGCCTACAGAGTTGCCTGAAGGTGTAGTTGCCGACGTACACTTTGATCCGCAGGAGCCTGAACAGCTTCGCGGAGAAACTGCGCTGTCTAGCCCCTATGGCTTTGCAGGAGATGGCAACGATCTTCCTCCGGGTTCTACTGCCCAATCTTTGTTGGATAAGCTAGGTGGTTTGTCAAACAAATTAGAACCTATAGAAGATAAACTAAAAGAGGGTCCGGGTAAAACTCCATCTGCAATTACATTTAGCCCAGCTATGGTTGCAGCTAAAAAAATGCAGAAGAAAATACATGACCAGCTTGAAGAGTCAGGTGCTACTAAGCATCTGCGTAATTCTGCATTTGAAATGGCACTGTTTGGTACAGGCGTGATGAAAGGTCCGTTTGCCTCTGATAAAGAGTATCCTAATTGGAACGAAGACGGTGACTATGATCCTATGTTCAAAACGGTTCCACAAGTTGAGCATGTGTCTGTGTGGAACTTTTATCCTGATCCAGATGCTAACAATATGGATGAGTCGCAATATGTTATTGAACGCCATAAGATGTCGCGTTCACAGTTGCGCAATCTAAAGAAGCGTCCGTACTTCCGTAGTCAAGTTATTGACGAAGCAATTCGTATGGGCGAAAACTACAATAAGAAGTATTGGGAAGACGACCTTTCTGACTATGCTCCAGAACATGGCATTGAACGCTTTGAGGTTCTTGAATACTGGGGTATGGTTGATACTGACATGCTGGAAGAGCAGGGTGTAGACATACCAAAGGAACTGCAAGATTTTGACGAACTGCAAGCAAATGTGTGGGTCTGTAATAACGAACTAATACGCATGGTGCTTAACCCATTCAAGCCAGCTAAAATTCCTTATCATGCTGCGCCATATGAACTGAACCCATATTCATTTTTCGGTGTGGGCATTGCAGAAAACATGGACGATACGCAGACGCTAATGAACGGTTTCATGCGTATGGCTGTAGACAACGCTGTGCTGTCAGGTAACTTGATCGTAGAGGTAGACGAAACCAATTTGGTGCCGGGACAAGACCTGTCACTGTATCCGGGCAAGGTATTCCGTCGTCAAGGCGGCGCACCGGGTCAGGCTATCTTTGGTACGAAGTTCCCAAATGTTTCATCAGAGAACATGATGCTGTTTGACAAGGCTCGTGTGCTGGCAGATGAAAGCACAGGCTTTCCCTCGTTTGCGCATGGACAGACAGGTGTACAAGGTGTAGGCCGTACAGCATCGGGTATCTCCATGCTGATGGGTGCTGCTGCCGGTGGCACAAAAACAGTTATCAAAAATGTAGACGACTATCTGCTGCGTCCTCTGGGAGAAGGTTTCTTCCGGTTTAATATGCAGTTTGACTTTGATCCTAATATTAAAGGTGATCTGGAAGTTAAGGCACGTGGTACAGAAAGCCTTATGGCTAACGAAGTACGTAGTCAACGTCTTATGCAGTTCTTGCAAGTTGCAAGCAACCCCGCATTGGCACCCTTTGCTAAGTTCCAATATATTATTCGTGAAATTGCGAAGTCAATGGACTTAGACCCCGACAAAGTAACCAACAACATGGATGAAGCTGCTCTGCAAGCAGAAATTATGAAAGGCTTCCAAGCACCGATACCTGAAGGACAAGAGGGTACACCTCCTCCTCCGGGGGCTAATGCTATGGATACCTCTGGTGCAGGTGGCGGTAACATTGGTGTAGGACAGGCTCCTGTGCCGGGTGAACAAGGATTTAGTGGAAATGCACAACAACAAGGACCAACTACTCAGCCGACTCAAGCCGTGGGTGAACAACAACCGCCAATGGGAAGCGTTCAGTAGTTACATTGATGCTGTAATAGAAATGCAGCAAAAAGCACTTGAACAAGCAGACGACAATATAATGATGTACAGGTCGCAGGGTGCGATTGCAGCATTACGTAAACTTAAAACACTAAGGGATGAAGTTAATGGCTCTCAATGAACAAATGGAAATGTTTGAAGACGGTGGTCTTATGGACGAAGGCGGCACAGTAGACCCTGTGTCTGGCAATGACGTGCCGCCCGGTTCTACGCAAGAAGAAGTGCGTGATGACATTCCTGCACAGCTTAGTGAAGGAGAGTTTGTATTCCCCGCTGATGTTGTGCGTTACATTGGTCTGGGCAACTTGATGCGTATGCGGCAGGAAGCCAAGATGGGTTTGAAATTAATGGATGAGATGGGTCAGATGGGCAATAGCGAAGAAGCTAGTATGCCGGATGATATGCCTTTTGACATTAATGATCTTGACATGGAAGACGAGCCAGAGTATAATGTAGGTGGTTTCGTTCCTGCACAACAGCAACAGCAACAGCAGTTTGGTATTGCCGGTTACACACCGTCTGCTCAACCGACTACAGGATATTATCAAGCACCGCCTATGCAATACGGGCAACCACAGCAGCAGCCTGTACAGTATGGGCAACAGCAGTTTATGCAGCCACCAACGCCAGTTGCACAGGCTCCTGTACCTACAATGCAAGACTATCAGGTGCCGGAGTTTAGTGAGTTTGTAGGTGGCGGTTTTGGTGAGTACGACGAGTTACGCGAATACCGTAACGAAGCTGGCAATGTTATGATGATTCCGTTTAAAGACGGTAGTCCTATCAGCCCTATTCCTGAAGGATACACATTTTATGATCCAGAAGAGACAGAAACAGAAGAAGTAGTAACTACCCCTACTACACCGCAGACAACACAACAGACTAGCCCAGATGACGATGGCGATTCAACAAATGATGAAACCTTCGCTACAACAGACGTAACTGGTATTGGGTATAGTAAAAGTAAATTGGAAAAAGAATTACGAGATGTAATTAGCGAGTTTGGCACAGGTTTTGGCACACTAGGTGAAACTTTTAGTTTGTTTGGTGGTGTTGCTAGAGAATTAAGCAAAGACCCACGAGTAAAAGACAGTTCGTTAACAAGTGCTGCTTTGGGTGGAGTATTGGATGCTTATCGTGGGGGAAATGTAACATTCTCTGATCCAAGTAGAATGGGCAGTAAAACTGGTCAGTATACTAATACTACTCGTTTGCATGAGATGCCAAGAGCAGCACAGGTGGACATTGCTACAGTTGCACGTAGCGTAGTGGGAAGCCTACGTAATGTTTTTGTTGATAAAGAAGGTAAGGCTAAAAAAGCATCTGAAGTTAACAAAGGATTGTCATCTTTGGCAGAAAGTCTGGGCGTGACTACGGGAGTGCCGGGTACTAATCTAACAAAGAGTCGGACAACATTAATTCGTGAGATTGCAAAAGCCCAGACGGAAAGAGATCGTGCAAAGTTAGAAAAAGAACGCCGTGAAAAAGAAATTGCTCAGATTATTAAGGACACAGGTGCTGATAAAACTGATGGTGAAATCGTAACGGATGATGGCGCACCTGCGAATACTTTCACTACAGCAGGTGAGCAGTCTATCAAAGACCTACTTGCATCCCTTCCGTCGCCTAGCGATGATTCATCATCAGCAAGTGCCGGTACTCAATATTCGTTTAGTGAACCCGGTCCTACCGCAGCAGAGGCGGCGGCAGGTGCAGGTAGTTATGAAGCACCCTCTTATAGCTACGGTTCTGGCCCACGGGCTAAAGGTGGTTTAATCGAAAAACCAAAACCCAAAGCCAAAAAGATGAAGCGTGGTGGATTAGCTTCTAAAAAATAATCCACACATATGTTGGCTACTCATCCCCCATCTCCCTCGACAGGTGCATGGCTACGGTGGCCCCAACAACGGAGAATACAAAAATGGCAGAAGAAGCAACAATTATGGCTGAAGAAATGCAGCCACCTAAAAAAGTAGCGTTTGCAAATCGTAAATACTCTAACGAAGAAAAACGCAAAATGGAAGAAGAAGAACTTGAGCAGATGCTCAAAGAACAGAAGGGTGAGGTAGAAGAAACTGCTGAAGCCGAAGAAGAAGAACCTACAGGTGCAGAAGAGAAAACATTTAAGAAGCGTTACTCCGATCTGCGTAGGCATCAACAGAAACAAGCAGAAGAATTTAAGACAGAACTTGCAGAACTAAAAGCACAGCTTTCTGCCGCTACACAAAAAGAAATGAAACTTCCAAAGTCGGATGAAGACATTGAGCAGTGGGCAAAAGACTACCCTGATGTAGCAGCTATCGTTGAAACAATTGCGATGAAGAAAGCACGTGAGCAGTCAACAGCTTTGGAAGAACGTCTCAAAGTAATTGATGAGATGCAAGTATCTGCAACTAAAGAGAAAGCAGAAGCGGCATTGATGCAAATGCACCCTGACTTTGATGAGATTAGGGATAGCGACAGTTTTCACGAGTGGGCTGAAGAACAGCCTAAGTGGGTGCAGGATGCGCTTTATGAAAACGACAACGACGCACGTTCTGCTGCTAGGGCGATTGACCTCTACAAAGCTGATATGGGTATTGGCAAGAAGAAACCCAAGTCAGACAAAGACGCAGCCAAGTCTGTGTCTACAAAGAATAGTCGCAGTAAACCGCAAGAAAACGAAGCCTCCTCATACTTGAAAGAGTCGGAAGTACAGAAGATGTCACCGCAAGAGTACGAGGCTAAGTCCGACGAAATTATGGAAGCTATCCGTTCTGGAAAGTTTATCTATGATATTTCTGGTTCAGCCAGATAAAAAAAGTGTTGACAAGTAGTTATTTTTTAGTATAACTATAGTCATCAAAGGTGTAAGCAGGTTCGCTACTTGCTTACATCCAATCCGCAAACACTTCAGTCTTATGGATTACCTGACGAGCATGGCCCGTTGACAAACTGGGCGGCCACCTAGTTTAAGATACGCACCCATAGTGAATCAGCCTCTGATTAGTCTGGTGAGTTTGCATCTGTAAAATGCTAATTTAGGAGAAACATCATGGCATTCACTACCGCTGCCGGGTATGGTAACCTTCCTAACGGTAATTTTTCGCCCGTCATTTACAGCAAACAGGTGCAACTTGCTTTCCGCAAGGCCGCTGTTTGTGAAGCAATCAC